ACTATGCTAAATTTATTCAAGCCGTTTCTGACAGACCCAAATATTCCTGTGGTAGGTAATAATTGGAAATTTGACCAAAAATGGGCTAGAGCTAAAGCAGGAATAACAATTAATTTTGGACCAGATAATATGCTTATTGACTATGCTAATGATGAGAATATACCTCATAGTCTTGACTATCAGGCTGATGTGTATTGTAATTCAGGCCAGTATAGTTCAGAAATTTCTTTTCCTAAATATGACCCTGTAGTTCAAGATATTAATGATGTGATAGCTCAATATGAAAGTATGAATTTGGCTAAACTTTTAAAGTATAATGCTTTAGATGCTTTTTATTCTTGGCATGTCTATCCTATTGTTTATAAAAGACTTCAGAATGACCCAAGAATGGAAAAAATATATAAATACTTGTTAGAGGCTGGTTCTCATATGTTTGTGAGGATAGAGGAACAGGGAATGTGGTTAGACCCGGAAAGATTAAAAGAAGCCACAGAAGAGTGTACAGTAAAACTTAATAAAGCAAAGTTCGAGTTAGACCGCTTGATACCTGAAGGATGGTGTGAAAAAAATCTTTCGAAAAAACAACTAAAGCAAGGGTTTAATTGGAATAGTACTAAACAATTGGGTCAACTATTTTTCCAAGAAGATGGTTTCAATTTTCCGGTATTAGCAAGAACAGAAAAAGGAGCTCCAAGTACAGCAGAGTCTGTAATTATTAACCTAGCCGCAGAGATAGACCATCCTGCATTAATGGGTTTACTTGAATACAGAAAATGGTCTAAATATATGAGTACCTATATTAAACCATGGACAGCTAAATTAGATGAAAATTCAAGACTTCATCCTACTTTTAAATTACATGGTACAGTAACAGGTAGACTGTCTGGTGAAGATGGTGTCCATCAAGTTCCAAGAGATAAATTTATTAGACGTATAATTGGGGCTCCACCTGGTTGGTCATTTATGGAAATAGATGGTTCTCAAATTGAACTTCGTGTAGCTGCAGCTGTATCTAATGAGAGTACAATGCTTAGAATATATGCCACAGGAGGAGATATTCATAGGACGACAGCTGCTCAAGTATCAGGAAAGAAACCTGAAGACATTACAAGTGATGAGAGAAAAAAGGCTAAAGCTGTTAACTTTGGTTTCCTATATGGAATGGGCTGGAAGAAATTCAAGGTATATTCTTGGGAAAAATATGGAATTAAAGTTACAGATGATGAAGCTAAACATTTCCGAGAAAGGTTCTTTGAATTGTATCATGACTTACCAAAATGGCATGATAAAATGAGACGTTTGGTTACTAAATTAGGTTATGTAGTGTCTCCAATAGGTCGTAAAAGAAGGTTACCTAATATTTATTCTTCAGACGATAATATCAAAGCAGGAGCTGAAAGGGAGGCTATAAATTCACCGGTACAAGGTTTTGGTAGTGATTATGTATTAGCCGCCTTTATAGAAATGTTTAGTATTATAGAAAAAGAAGACCCAAACTTTACAACTATCAGACCTGTGGGAACAGTACATGACGCCCAATACTATGAGATTAGGAATGATAAAGTTGATTATTGGGCTCCTAAAATTAAACAAGTATTTGATGACCCAACAAGACTACAGAAATGGTTTGGTTATACACCCCCATTACCTATTACTGGGGATATAAAGATTGGTAATCATTGGGGAGACGCCAAGGAATGGAATATAGGTGAACCTTTACCTTATGAAATGAGGTGAGAGAATGAAGATTGAAGTTGATTTTTCAGGTGTTGATGAGCCAACCGCTAAACAGATAGATTTAGTTTGTACTATGTGTGAAGTTTTATACATAGATAAGCCAAAGGAATATACTTTCGAAGCTTATTCAGAATTTATCGAACGATATATGGATGAGTTTAGATGCGCAGAGTATGAGGAGTTTGGAAGATACTATGAATATTAGGAGGTGATAAGATGAAAGTAAAGAATTTGAGGGCCAATGCCACAGAAATAAACAAGACACCGCATAAGATTAGATATATATTTGTGATAAAGATGAAAGATAACTCTCAATATGATACAATAGGAGTTACTATGACCTACAAAACCCTTAGCGAAAACATTAAATTAAATATAGACTCTGTAGCTGTGGTCGACTTAAAGACTAATATAGTATCGTATTTAAGACTCACTGAATTGAGGTATTTCTTAGACGAGTGGAGAGACAATTACTTCGACCCCGATTGGGATATCCCATATCAATTTTTTAAATAAATTTCGGAGTTGACATTTGTATAAAATTCTTGTATAATTAATTATACATTAAAAAGAAAGGGGAAATCATGAAGCTTAAAGAGGGTAAAGTTTCTATAGATATAGGTGATTGCGATGAGCTTGGTGTTCTTGAATTATCTGTATCTAAGGCAAAGAAATGGAAAAGTTGTCAAGTAGCTCATGACTACAAGTATGTGCGAAAATTAAGGCCTAAGTCAAAGACAAGACCTTTAACACTAGGTGGTTTAATACATGAATGTCTTGAGAAAAGGGCTGAAGGACAAAACTGGGTTCAGGTTATTAAAGACTTTAAGGTAAACGAATGGGCTAAACTATTTGAAGAGGAAAGGATTGAACTTGGTGATATACCAAACGATGCTTTTCGTATTATGAGAGGCTATCATTATTATTACCTGGAGTCAGATAAGAGGTATAAAACTATAGCCACTGAAGTTCCGTTTAGAGTGAGACTCAAAGGTACTATGATAGTATTGGTTGGTATTATTGACTTAATAGTACTAGATACCACAGACAACAGTATATGGTGTTTTGAACATAAAACAGCCAAGAGAGATATACCCACAGAAGAGTTCAGAATGACTGATGTTCAGACAACTGTCTATATTAAGGTAATGCAATATCTTGGACCTACTTTAGGATATGAGCCATCACAGGTGAAGGGTATTATGCTTGACTATTTAAAAACAGCTCCACCGACAATACCTGAAGTACTTAAAAATGGCACATTATCGAGGAGAAAGATTAAATGCGATAGGTACACCTACCTTGAGTGTATCAAGAAGATTGGAGGAGACCCAGCTGACTATCAAGATATACTGGAGTATATGGATACCAATGTATTCTACAAAAGAATACCTATAGTAAGGACACCTGAGATGGAAGATATTATCATAAAAGATATGATAACCACAGGGCATCAGATATTAATGATGAGTGGAACACCTCATGTAACACGAAATCTATCTTGGACTTGTGACCGACCCAAATGTGAGTATCGTGACTTATGTATAGCTGAAGTTCAAGGATATGATACAAGTACTTTGATAAAACTAAATTTTGATGTGGAGGAGGATGATGATGGCAAGGAAAGCGATGGAGATATCGACTGATTTTGATTTAGACCTGGAAGACTCAACAATGATGGATACAGTCCCACCGGATATGACAACACAGGCACCAGTATCTGTGGACCTAGGTGATTTTTCAGAATTTGAGCAGGGAATTGAAGACATAACATTAAAGTCAGAAGAGAATATCAAGGCATTATTATACGGACCAAATGGTACAGGAAAGACAACTATAGCAGGTACATTTCCAAGTCCTGTATTGATATTAGACGTAAATGAAAGGGGTACAAGAGTATTAGCTTCAGACGACGGTAAATGTAAGAAAAGAGCAGTTGATACTTTTGAGATGTTTGTTCAAGCCTACTGGTACTTAAGGTCAGGAAAACACAACTTTAAGACAGTAGTTATTGATAATGTTACAACTTTACAAGAGGTGGCTATGAGATATATTATGAATAAGGAGGCTGATTTTGAACTATCAAAAGACATGGATATGCCAACTCGAAGAGATTGGGGTGGTCTATCGCAAATAATGAAACGATGGTTAATTGACTTCAGAAACCTCCCAATGAATGTAGTTTTTATAGCCCAAGAGAAGAGAGACAAAGAGGAGGATTTAGACTCAGACGACTCATCAGTTTACCCACAGGTTACACCTTCTGTTAGGGCTATACTAGGGGCTGCAGTTGATGTTATTGGGAGAACTTATGTCAATGAAACAGTTAACGCTGAAACAGGTAAAACAAAACTTAAGTTTTGCCTACGAATTGCACCAGGACCGACTTACTTAGCTAAAATAAGATTACCGATAGGTGCTCAAACACCTAAGTCAATAGTCAATCCGACTTATGACGCACTAATAAAAATTATGAATGGTGGCTACAAGCCGAAAGGAGAAAGCAATGGCGAAATTTAATGTAGACTTTACAGGAGTAGGGGAAGGTTTTACCCTCCCACCTGAAGGAGATTATATTTGTAAAGTAACAGGGGTCGAATTAAAAGATGGGCCAAAAGGCAAATATTTGAATTGGACTTTAACTATTGGAACTGGGGAGTATAAAGGCACTAAGATTTATCATATAACCTCTTTTGCTCCCAATGCTTTATTCAACTTAAGAAACTTTTTGATAGCCTGTGGTAATGAAGTCCCTAGGGCAGCATTCCAAGTAAATACAGATACTTGCGTAGGCAAGGTCGTTGGAGTTACCACATATCATGATGAGTATGAGAAAGATGGCAAGAAGAAAAAGTCATTAAAAATTGATGAGTGTTACAGAGTAGTTAAAGGCAGTAATGGTTGGGTAAGAGTGGATGAAAATAAGACTGCTACTGATGCTGTATTGACACCTATAGAGGAAGAAGAAGAGATCCTTCCATTCGATTTGGATGATGATGAGATAGATATCTAGGAGGATACTATGGAGAAAACATTAGATATATCTGAAGTAAAAGGTGCTAGAGATAATATCAGGGACTTAAAAGATTATGGTGATAGTGATACATTTG